ACATGGACAAATATATCGAGGCGACAAAAGACCTGAAACTGATTCTATAACTCTTAAAATATTTAAACAATGCGAAGTACATTTTCTATTCTCTACTATATTAACCGAGGCAAGGTCAAAGCTGACGGGACAACAGCCATCATGTGCCGTATTACGATTGACGGCAAGAGCAGTGTATTTACTACCGGATATTATTGCAATCCTGAATGCTGGAATACCAAAAACGGAACGGTAAAAGATGGCAGGACAAACGGTCTTCTTGCGGACCTACGGGCAAGGCTTGAAACTTCTTACACGAACCTGTTAAAGGAAACGGGTATGATAACTGCTGAAATGCTGAAAAACGAAATAACATGTGTAGGGACTGTTCCTGTAACTCTTTTGAAAACCGGAGAAGAAGAACGAGAAAGGTTGAGAATCCGTTCCGTAGCGATAAATTCTACCTCATCTTACCGTCAGTCCAAGTCTACTCAGGCATACCTGCACGAGTTTCTGCTTTCTATGGGGAAGAATGACATAGCCTTTGAAGACATTACAGAAGATTTCGGTTGGGAATACAAACTATATCTGAAGGGCAAAGGTTGCGGTGCGAGTCACATCAACCATTGTCTTACATGGCTGAACAGACTGATATATATTGCCGTTGACAGGGAGATTCTCCGTTTCAACCCGCTTGCGGATGTTCCTTACGAGAAAAAGCCTACAGGCAAATTGAAACACATAAGCAGGGCTGAGTTACAAAGGATTATGGAACAGCCCATGCCGGAAAGATTGCAGGAACTTACACGCAGGGCTTTCATCTTTTCCTGCTTCACCGGATTGTCTTACGTTGATGTTAAACGGCTGTATCCTTCACATATCGGGATAACTCTGGACGGAAGAAGATACATCCGTATCAACCGTAAGAAAACGGATGTGGAGTCATTCATACCTATTCATCCCATAGCTGGACAGATATTGGCACTGTATAACACAACGGATGAAAGCAGACCAATATTCCCATTGCCCAAACGTGACATGTTATGGTACTGCATACATGAGATAGGTATCGTGGCTGGTATAAAGGAGAATTTAAGCTATCACGCCAGCAGGCATTCGTTCGGCACTTTGATGCTTTCTGCAGGTGTCCCGATAGAAAGTATAAGTAAAATGATGGGACACACGAGTATTAAAACGACACAAGGATATGCCAAAGTAACCGATGATAAAATATCCGAGGACATGGACAAGCTGATGAAACGAAGACAAAAGGACAATTTCGGACAGTCGCCCGTTCCCTCTGCCGTCCATAGAAGTTAGTACAGACTCTATTGAAAGCGAAAAGGTCATGCGGCTTTGCCGTTACGGGCAGAATCTTCCTCTTTCAGAGTGTATTCAGCCCGAAAACCTTTTCACTCATTAAAGCCCGTTGTTTTCTGAGGACTTTGATTGTTACTGCCAATATCAATCATGAAAAGTATATTAAGATGATGGATTATAAATTACACAAGATGGCAAGTGACAAGACTTTAGAGACGTAAAAATGTTTTTTTATACAAAAAATATATCGAGATTTAATAACCAATTTTTCATATATTTAAAGTCTATGAAATAAAAAGGGGGATTACCTCCCCCTTACATGATTATTTTGCATTATAATTTTGCATATACCGTCCTCCAATATTGTTCTCTACAACTTTGGAAATAGTGAATTTATCAAATAGAATCATATAGCAGTGGTGCAAACTAAGAACAGCATCTTGTAATAGGGGATTCTCCTCTAGATCCACAATATTTAATCCGGCATTTTTACAATCTTGTTTAGATAAATGTCTACTATGTGAATAACTATTATTGTGATTCAAAAAGACATCTTTTACTTTTTGGAAATCTATATTAGGATTAACTTCTTTTAGCCATTGTTCTGCTAACTGAGCGGACCATTTTATCGCATTATCACATGCCGTTAAAAACGTAGGATCATATTTCGATATTATGACTTGCCACAATCCTAATGACGCAGGATTAGCTGCAATTTCTTTTACTGCCCGTTTGAATTCATCTACTACAGCTTGACAAGCATATATACCCATTTGCGGATCGATCGGCCCTAAAGAAGATTGTTCCCCCATAATTATTTCCTTGCAGGCCATAGACATCATTGTTCCTGCAGACATCGAAATTTGTGGAATAAACGCCCTGATATCTCCTTTGAAAATATTTTTCAAGTAAGTGATAATACTTTCTGTAGCAGCAATATCTCCACCAGGAGTATGCAAAATTAAGTCTAACCCTTTTGTCTTGTCTAGTTTATAGACAGCAGTCATAAACGCATTTTTATCTTG